AGAGATTTTTGTAAAATTTAGCCGTGAAAATTCAGGTTCAAACTGAATTATTGTATTATCAATAAATATTCTGTTTATTGGTCTAATGTTTGGTGAAGACAATTGCATAATTCTATAATTGTTTTTCACCAGATCAGCAGACTTGATAATGTTGTTATGTAGTTTGAGCCTTTTTGCTTGCATTGTACAATTTTTAATGACCTCTTGACAATCATACTCTTCTTCCCTAGCCAAGAAAGGGAAGCGCTTTGCAATTGTTTTAAGCCCAACGCCAGCAACGCCGGGCAAGTTATCGCTTTTGTCTCCAGCAATTGCACGAGCAACGGCAAAATTATTGGGGTGAATTTTAAACTCGTTAAGAATATCCTGTTTTGTAATAACCTTATCTTGAATTGGTCTATAGACGGATACCTTGTCGTCACAGAGTTGATAGAAGTCCTTATCGGAAGAAACAATGATTTTATCCCACCCTCCGTAATAAGGGTGCCGTGCTCCATAAGCGATAACATCATCGGCTTCAACGAAGTCAATAGTGATTTGAATGACAGGTAACTCATTTAGATACTCCATTAGCCTAATAAGTTGATAGGCTTTATTTCTTTTTTGTTCTTCTGCCGGTAACTGAATTAATCTTCTGTTAAACCGTATTGGGCCTCGGCCTTCTTTATATTCTTTGTTGAGCGCCCTTTTACGTTGAGAGCCCTGATTACCATCCCAAGCAATAATTACTTCATCTGGGTTGAAATTTCTGGTTACTTTTTGTAGGGATTTCAAGAATCCAATACACCCACCTATCGGGTTTCCATCTTTGTCCAGCGTTGGATTAACGATATAACTCCGGATGAACATGTTAAGTCCATCAATAAATAAAACTTTTTTCATTTTTCCTCCAAAATTTTGTATGTGTACATACTCTTTGGATAATGCCATTCTACTAATTTACTTTTGTTAAGTGCCCTAAACTTTGTTGGCTTATCTTCTAATAGATAGCCTATGAATTGAGCGCCATCACACTCTATCAATATCTTTTTCATAATGTCCTCCGTATTATATTTATAATATAACGTGTTGTTGATAGTTTGTCAAATAAATAAAGAAAAAACCCCCAAACCAATTAAGGAATGGGGGTGGAAACGAGCAGTACTCAAAGGATTTATTTTAATCTTCTTTATCAACAGAAAAGTTTTTACCATCGGTATCAAATTTTCTTATTATCTCTTCATCCATAATTTCAAAAACCATTGTTCTAAACTTTTGATCTTTTAGTTTTGTGGTCCAAGAGGAGGCTCGGAACTTATGTTCCTTACCTTTAGAGTCGGTAAGGTAGTACCAACCTCCACCTACCCTGAACTTAGATGATCCGGATAGGCGAAGGGCTTCAAGCCAAGATTCTTCATCTTGTATTCCAACTTTGTCACCCCAAAGTATCTTGAAGGCACAAGTACGACCCTCTGTCCCGAAGCGAGATTTTTCAATCTTGACTTTTACTTCGGAACCAATCCGCAAACCAGTATCATCAGTAACGTAAGCCGCTTTCGCCTTGCGCTTGGTCAACCAAACACGCATAGAGCAGAAGTATCCTATAGCCTTACCACCGGGTGCAGTGTATGGCGTAGTCATCATTTCAGCCACGTTACTGGTAATATTGGTTTTTAGTTGATTAATCAAAACTAGCGTACACTGTTGATTAGCCAACGGGATTGTGAGTTTTGGAAAAGCCTTTGCAAAAATGCGAGGCTTAACTGCCATTGTTGATTGTGGGTTAAAATCTGATTCTATTTCTTTTTCAGAGGAAGTAGCAGCAATGCTATCCCAAATAAATAAAAATTGAGTCTCAGGCCATTCACCCATAAGATCTTCAATAGCCTCCAATGTTTTTTCAACAGACACTGCTTGCACATACAGAAGTTCATCTGTATTGATACCAGCATTAGTTAGAAACATTGGATCAATAGCACTTTCGGCATCAAAGTAGACCACAGTGTGGCCCATCTTTTGAGCATTGGCGGCTATTTGAACTGCCATAAAAGATTTACCGGCTGAAGACAGCCCAGCAATCTCGGTGATCTTTCCAACAGGAATACCACCATACTTTCCTCTACACGTTATAGAGTCAAGCCACCTAGATCCGGTAGGGATCCAAGTCTTAACCTCCGTAGGATTATCCTGACGGAGATCGTGTGCAACATCAAGTCCGGCTTTTTTATTGACGAACTTTTTCATTGCAGCAATATCAATCTTGCCCGGTTTTGTTGTTTTCATTTTTATCACTTTCCCCATTTACATTATCCTTTACTATGTCTATTAATTCAATTTCAAAATTGAGTTTTCTTCCAGCCATTGGATGATTAAAATTTAATGTTATTAATTCATCTGTTGCTTTATCAATAAGCGCTGGGTAAACTTTACCGTCTTGAGCCGGCACTGATATCATTTCTCCTTCAATCGGAACAAAATCCGGAGAAAACTTACTTCGCTCAAAAGATTGGAATAAGTTTTCGTTAACTACACCATATGCATCTTCAGGCATAATAGATATATTTCTCTTATCTCCGGGATTCATACCAATTACAGCCTGTTCAAAACCTTTGATAATTTGTCCTTGGCCTAGTGTAAATGTAATCGGTCTTTGCCTAGTGTATGAATTGTCAAACTCTTGATCATCTTCAAGTTTTCCAATATAGTGCACTGTTACCGTTTTGCCGATTACTGCTGTTGGATATTTATAAGCCATGTAACCTCCTTTTGATTATTTAACTATTCTTATATCTTCGCTTTGTTCCTTTTTTTCTTCTTCATTGTCTATCTTGTATATAAGATACTGCCACAATGTTACTACAGCGGTTGAACCAAACACAGTTGTAACGGCAAACAGGAATTCCATTAAGTTCATAATTACTCCCTGTAGTAGTTTGCAAGACCCATCAGAGTCGGTGCCCACAATCCAATAAAAATACCAAATCTTTCAGCGTGAGCAGGGTCCTCACCAGCAAACACCCAAGTTAATATTGACACCATAACCGATGCTAATGACGCTACATAAAAAGCGTTTGAAATTTGTTGTTTATCCATTTTTTACTCCTACTTAGTTAGATAAATTAGTGCACAAAAACACTGTTAAAGTGCCACCCTTTTTTAACCAAGGGCGGGTGGCATACCCTACAACAAGGAGGACTATGGATTATTCATCTTTCATGAAATTTTCAAAGGCCTTGGAGACGTCCGAGTCTCTATTGTTGTATTTGGATGTTTCACTAGATCTATTTTCGGAGGACTGATCTGTTGATAGGAAATCATCTAAAATCTGTCTGATTTCATCTGTTGATTTTTGTTCAAATAAACCACCAATATCAGGTACAGAGTCAATTAATTCTTCGCAATCTGCGATTGCGTCATCACATAAAACACTCGGACGCCTACGAGGCTTAAGAGTGGTCTTAGGAAAGGATCCGGGGGTACCGGGAATATCATAATTAAGGACAATATCCGTACCTACTTCAGGATCAGTAATGTCACCATAATCAGGGTCGAGGACATAACCCAGAAGGGTTTCATATGCTTGCTTTCCATAAGACCAAATCTTTACACCCTCTGATTCTTTGTTACGAACAATGATAGGAGAGTAGTATCGTTTACGTACAAACAGTTTTTTAGCCTCTGTTTTTAGTTCTGCACTATCTTGATCTAAACCTTGTCTCCAAAGTTCAGAAGCGAAATCACAGATTGGACAACTGTCTCCTTCAATATGACTGTTCTTTTTGGGGCAAAGAATACCCGGGTTTTTTCCTACATTGTAATGGAAAAAGAATTCCTTAAAAGGATCTCCATCTGCTGTAGGTAGAATACGAATGGTTTGATCACCTTGAGATGGTCTCCATTTCGTATCGTTATTTTTTCGTTTGTTGCCATTTTTAGATGCTTCAAGTTTGGCGCGCATCGCTGCTACATCAATAGCCATAATAGTTCTCCTAATTGTTATGTTTTTAAGGTAAGCAGGGTTTTAACCTTACTTCCAGTTTATTTTAAGTTGTATAAATCAACTTATAGTTATAATATAACACATTTTTTAAACTGTGTCAAGTTTTTTCATAATCTTTTTAACTTCTTCGTGTAAATCTCTCCAAGCCTCAGCAGTAACTGTACCTCCATTTGATCCATCGTAAGATTCTTTCCATGGAATCCCTAGGGTACTGAAAACATTTTTTGCTGTTTGAACTTTTGTTGTTTTTACTGTCATTTTTAACTCCAAGAAAAATAAAAAAGAGCATTTTTAAGGATAAAATGCCCAAAACCCCAAGATTTAACTTTGGATTGTTACACTACGTTGTGAGACGTATACTCCACCAACCATTGTATTAGAGTTAAAAGTACGGAAAGCATTTTTATCAATGTCATAAACAGTTTCGTATCCTTCGCGAAGGTTACGTGTACGTGTAAATTTACTAGTGATTGATGAAGGCAAGTCTGTTGTCTTGATGAAATTCATCGTGCGCTTCTCGCCGTTTTGTGTAATGAAGGTTCCAGTGTGTACTGGGAATTGTTGTGTAATGCTCATAATTTCTCCTTTGTGTTGAACATATAATAATATAACCTGCCT